GATGAGGCTTCTGTTGTTTCTCAAGCGGTGAGATTTCTAATCCCCCCTGCACCAGCAGCAGTCTCAGAAGAGGCAGACGTGTCAGAAGAAAACGTTGAAGAAGAATCAGAATAATTTAGACATTTAAGCAAACACATTACTATTTATAATGATTGATAAGGCAAGAAGCCTTTTTTAAAAGGAGAAAACGAACATGGCTAAATTAGGAAGATATTCAGCACAACGAAGAAAGATCCAGGATCTTGGAACGACCGCTACAACCATTACAGCATCCCAGTGCGGAACTGAGTTTCTTGTAAATCAAAACGGAACGGCGAACATCACTCATACCTTGCCCACCGTGGCGGACGCCGGCCCGGGCTGGTGGTGCGCGTTTACTCTCGCAACAGCAGTCGCCCACGACGACGCTGACGTAACGATTACAGCAGAAGGGGCAATCGTTCAGGGTTTAGAGGTGGGAGACACCGCCGCCGCCTTCGCCTCCATAACTAGTGTGGTGATTGAGGGCAACTCTGCTCAATTGGGTTTACGATTGGAATATTGGACGGACGGTACCGCTTGGTACGCGGTTTCTTTCGCTACCATCGACGCCAGTATCACAACCGCTTAAATTTTAACCTTAAATTTATTTTATCAACAACAAACCCCTTGCTCTTTTATAGACAAGGGGTTTTTTGTTATATCTATACTATTTATTACGTAACAAAGGAGACCTATAATGGGCAAACGCAAGAGAAGACTTCATAGTCCAAAATATGCTAAAAAATACGCCTCTGTGAGGGAGAGCTACGCCAGACTGCGAGATGCAATGCTCGCGGCAGACGCTGACGGCAAAGTAACCGCTGAAGAGTCACAAAAAATAGAAAGAATCAAGAAGCAAGTCGTTGACGAGGCTGTGGAAACAGTTATAAAAACTGCGGAAGAACTCGCTGTGCCAGTAATCGAAAAATCTAACCAGATTAAAGAAAGAGTGGCAAAAATTGTAGATTCAGTAACGCCAAAGGTTGAGCCATCGCCGAAAAAAGAAACTAAAAAGTCGACCCCGGCAAAAAGCAAAGCTACGAAAACCACAAAAAGAACTCGCTCAAAGAAAACCTCCAAGGCTTAATTCATATCTCCTAACTAATTATACTGATAGGAGACCGTATGAATGGCCAGCACAATTACAAGCGCGACAATGAAGGTGACCATAACTGAGCAGATTAATCTGAATGGTGCCGAGCAAGGTTCGAAAAACACACTGAATATTAGCGGCATAAAAGACGTATTTAAGAGAATAGTGACTATTGCAGCAGACGACGACGCCACAGTGCTGGTTTTTAAGTCGACGACGGCAACTGCAGACGGAGCACTGGACTTACAAAACGTAAAATATATCCGTGTGACTAATTTAGATGATTCCAACTCTGTTGGGCTATCTTTACAGTTAGATTCCGATGAGGATAACAGCGCTGCTAACGAGTCCTGCACTATTTTACTGGAAGCTGGGCGAAGCTTTATTATGGGAACACCGGACGAGGGAGTCCACGTCGACGATGATTCGGCTGGTATACTAGCTGCTTTGACTGATTTAGAAAGCATTATAGTGAATCCAGGAGCCAATGTTGGTACCGTAGAAGTATTCGTGGCTAGCACATAAGGAGAGGAGTATATGGCAACACCAACATTATCCCCGGCTTCTGAAACAAGTGCTGTTATCTTAACATCGACGGGAAGTATCGCACTAGTCGGTCCTGGCGCGGGTAATTCATCACACTATCCGTTTGGCATGTACGCTGACCCGGATTCTGACCTATACGATGTAAATTTTGTTAATGGCGCCTCAGATCAGGTCGCATATGCCTATAAAAAATTAGGCGGCGATGTGCTCGATATCGAATTGACAACCGGAAACATATATGCTTCGTATGAGGAAGCGGTATTGGAATATTCGTATATTGTCAACGTACATCAATCAAAAAATATTCTTCATAGTTCGCTAGGAGCGGTAACTGGCACTTTCGACTCCGATGGTCAAAGAACGGACGCCTCTAAAGCGGATAATGTAGAGCTGAAATACCCTAGGTTTAGATTTGGATACTCAAAAAAACTTATGGACCACAATGCAACTCAGGTTAATGTTGGCGGTACGATACCTATTTATTCTGCTTCTTTCGCAACGACAAAGAGTGTTCAAGATTATGATTTGCAAGCGATAATTCAGAATAGTTCTGCTTTAGAGAACGCTCAGTTTACTGACAAGATCAATAACAGAAGGATCACGGTGAGAAAGGTCTTCTTTAAGACTCCGCATGCTATGTGGAGATTTTATGGATATTATGGCGGTATTAATGCAGTCGGTAACATGTCGACTTACGGAATGTATGCCGACGATTCGACATATGAGGTAATTCCTCCATGGCAGAACAAAGCTCAGGCCATGGCATACGAAGACGCGATATACACAAGAAATTCCCACTATTCGTACGAAATTAAGAACAACTGGCTGAGAATATGGCCCAGCCCAACTAGTATTTCCCCTAGAAAACTCTGGATTCAGTTTAGTGTTGACGACACCGCGCCGTGGGAAGAACAATCTGATAAAAAAGATGGCCTCGCGGGCGTTAATAATATGAACACGCTACCTCTAGCAAATATACCATATGCGAACATTAATTCAATTGGCAAGCAATGGATCCGCCGGTTTGCATTGGCTTTATCAAAAGAAACTTTAGGGCAGATCAGGTCAAAATTTGGTTCTATTCCTATTCCAGGTCAAGCGGTAAACTTAAATGGCAAAGACTTGGTTACGGAAGGTAAAGCCGAACAAAAAGAACTAAGAGAAGAGTTGCAGAAGGTACTGGATGAGTTAACATACGAGAAGATCACAGAACTGCAAGCTAATATGTCTAAAAACACAAGAGAGATTGTTTACCCGTTCTTTATATATCAGGGGTAGCTTAGATGCCTAATGAAAAAAACAAGTGGTCACAACCAAGCCAGCCTCCGCCTCCTTTGTTTTTGGGCGAAAAAGAGCGCGATCTAGTCAAACAAGTCAACGACGAGCTTCTTGAGAGAGTCATAGGCCAAAGCATAGTATACTATCCCATTGATTTAGAACATACTAATTTCCATCCGTTGTACAACGAAGCAGTTGTTAAGAGCTTCTTATCGCCTGTAAGGGTTCATGCTTTGGTCGAATTCTCTGGTGAGGAAACGCGTACAGACAATTATGGCATTGACAAGATAACTAAAATCAAAGTGCACTTCCACAAGCGAAGGCTCACAGAAGACCAGAACTTGTTTGTAAGAGAGGGCGATTTTTTAGCCTATGGAGAGTCATTTTACGAAATTGTTAAATTAACTCAGCCGAAAGAGCTATTTGGCCAAGCCGACCGCCGAATCGCGGTCTCCGCTGAGTGTATTAAGGCAAGAGAGGGTTTGTTCGATGCCTCATAAACCAAACGAAAGAGATAAAGAACACCGCACACGTGATGTACCTTTTTATAAGTCAGAATTAGAAGATATTGATTACGCCTTATTCAGATTTGTTGATGAAAATTTAAATATTAGCACAAATACAAATAAAGGCTTTAAAAAGGTTCCTGTGGTCTGGGCAGGATCTGAGCGCGCCCATAGCATAAAAAATACCAACTTAGACCGTGACAAAATAGGCATGGTCAAATATCCAATAATTACAATCGAGAGAAGCAGTGTTAACAAAAACATCAAGAAAAGGACTATTCCGTACGCCCAGGTCGACCCCGTGGGTGATCTCAAGGGCGGCACAATCACAGTTAATAAAATAATAAACCAAAAGAAAACCTCGGCATATGCAAATGCTGATTCATTTAGGCTCCACAATCAAGAAAACTATCCTAGACATAAAAAAGGGCGTAATGATATGGTTCAAAATTCTAAAATAGTGTATGAAACCATAACTTTGCCTTTGCCAGTATACGTTGAGCTGGGTTATAAAATATATCTGAGAACAGAATACCAAGAACAAATGAATGATCTCTTAACACCTTTTATCAGAGTATCAAATGGCCATAGAAGAATAAAATTAACACACAATAGAAATATATATGAAGCCTTTATAAATGAAGAATACACGATGACTAATAAAATTATAAATTATGAATCAAATGAGAGAATTTACGAAACTGTGGTCGGTGTCGAAGCTTTGGGCTACTTAATTGGTGATGGCAATAATCAAAAACGCCCTCGTGTTGTTCGTAGAGAGAACGCTGTCGACGTCCGCATTGCCCGTGAGCGAGTTATAATTGATACTGACGATGGTGAATTTAGATTTTAAAGGCCTTTCTCATGTGGCAATACTATTTATTTAAGAAAAAGTTCTAACAAGATTTGAACTTAAGTATACTTAAGGAGCGTAAAAAATGGCAGTTGATAAATTTAAGTTTGTGTCACCGGGTATTTTCATTGATGAGATTGATGAATCAGCCCTTCAACCACTACCCGATAGAATGGGCCCAGTCGTTATAGGGCGATTCCAGAAAGGGCCGTCGAATCGTCCAGTAAAAGTTGATTCTTACAAAGAATTCGTACAGGTTTTCGGTGCCCCAGCTCCTGGCACCGCAAAAGGCGATATTTGGCGTACGGGCGATCAAACCGCCCCTACCTACGCTGCATATGCTGCGCAGGCATGGTTAAAAAATAACTCTCCATGCACCGTTATTCGACTCTTGGGCAAACATCCCAGTGATGCTGCAGACACTCAGCTTGGTCGGGCCGGTTGGATAACAGACAACACACCGAATACTGACATTGCCCAGGCCGGCGGCGCATACGGCTTGTTTGTCATGCCTAACCCAGATGAATATACCGGTGGCTCGGAGCAAGCTGTTTACACAGACGCTATAGACTTTGCAAGTTACGGTACCAGTGACGATTTTACGATTAATGTGCCCGCGGCCGCAGGCGGCACTGGCACCACAATGACCATACGACTTACCGGCGCCGACGCCACAGGCGCGGCATCGACGAGCGCAACAGTTATCGCCATGGGCGTTAGCAGTACTCCGCCTCCCAGCGCAGGCACCGTTGCGGAGACTATAGTAGATGCAATAAATGGCTTCTTTGGTTCAGGCGGGGCATACAATCACAGCTTTGCATCAGCGAACACCGGGGTCAACACTGGCGTGGCCGGCGTGACTGCTACATTGAGCGGCACAACTAAAATTACTCTAACCGCAGATATCGCGGGCCAGGCTGGCAATAACATACAAGTTACTGACGGTACTGGGAGCCCGGCTACTACCGGTAAACTCGCCGGCGGCGGCGGCCCAGCCGTCACAGGCTCGCTAGCAGCTGTCTGGTATGTACAAGATGGAGCAGTTATTCTAACAGGCACTGCAAGAGACGGCAAGCAACGCGAAGGAGCTGCTGTGCTGATTAAGGCCGGCACTGGCCAGACTTTCACAGCCAAAGTTGTGCGAAACGGAGCTGATTCTTCAGACTGGACAGTTGACAAGACAGCGACGTTTGACTTCGTATCGACTTCAGAAAAATATATCAGAAAGGTCTTCAACACTGATCCAACCTTGACAAACGACGCACTATACTCCAGTCCTGATTTAAAATACCACTGGCTTGGGGAAACGTTTGAGACCCACGCTAGAAGCGAAATGTATGTTACTGGTACTGCAGTTTCTGCCGAGACAAACAAATTTTACGGTGTTATTCTAGGATTAAACGGTACCGGTGGCAGCACCGGCGCCGGCTTTGACTGGCATGATAGAAAGCGAACCAACGCAGCTGCCAACACTGGCTGGTTTATCTCACAAGATATTAGAGGAGAGGTCACGGCCGATGCAGCCAACGGCTTCGACCCCACCAACGCAGCTCACGCTGCCAGGTTATTCAGATTTCATGCATTAGATAGTGGAGAGAGCGGCAACAGAGATCTTAAGATATCGATCGAAGATGTCAAGGTGCCCACTGACAACTTCAACACTTACGGAAGCTTTACTGTCCTTGTTCGCCGCGGCACCGATAACGACAACAAATTAGAGGTTTTGGAGCGCTATAGCGGCGTGAATCTAGATCCTACGTCAACGAACTTTATCCGCAAGGCGGTAGGAGATCGTCAGTACAGTTTTGATGCTAGCACAAATGTTTTAACAGAGATAGGACAATATGCTAACAGATCTAAATATGTCCGTGTTGAAACATCTCCTGGCGTCGACGCCGGCGCTGGAGAGGGTCTGCATCCATTCGGCGTTTTCGGACCGGTCGTGCCGAAAACATTCCAACTATTGAGTGGCTCGGTAGCTGATGCCTTGAGCGATGATAGCGGCGCAGCAGTTAAAGACTACGTTATTGGTAGCGGTAGCACATTCCCTTCTGGCGCTTTTGCCGTGGGTCAGACTGTTAGCATGCCCACAGCCCAACTGGTTTGGCACGGCCCGATGGCCGCAGATAACCAATTTACTGCATCCTTGCGGTTCCCAACCCCAAGAGCACGCATATCTTCGTCTGAGGGCGGCCTAGTAAAAGCTAATAAAGCTTACTTTGGGTATCAATCTAATTTGGTTGGCGCTAAAAAATATGATTACAGTAACCTGGACATGCTACGGGGCCGCCCCCTCGCTTTCAACAACGGTGATGCGTCAGGCATAATTTCTAGCCCTGACGAATATCAGTACTCATGGGTGTTTACGCTAGATGATGTTAAACAAGCGACGGATGATACCAGTCATGCGGTCTGGGTAAGCGGCTCTAGGGCAGACGGTTCTTCCTGGACTGCGCAGTCGGGCTCAAACTATGTCGTTAAAGATCTAGGGTTCAACCGCTTCACTGCGCCAATGGCAGGAGGGTTTGACGGATTCGATGTTACAGAAAAAGATCCGCTTCGTAATTCTAGACTGCTCAATGGCACAGAGCTATCAAATTCTGGGTTCTACACTATCAAAAAAGCAATTGACATGATAGCGGATAGGGAGTTCCTTGAATTTGATGTTGCAGCAGTCCCGGGCGTAACAAATACTGGTTTGACAACAGCCCTGGTTAATGCATGTGAAGACCGCGGAGACGCTTTAGCAATTATTGACTTAAAGCACGACTACACGCCCCCTCACGACACGAACGTCACAGATAACGCTGAGTCTAGTCGACTTGGAAGCGTGTCCTCGGCGGTTAATGCCTTAAAAGATATGAATGTCAATTCAAGTTATGGTTGCGCCTTTTACCCTTATGTTCAGATTAAGGATACCGGATCCGATTCAATCTTGTACGTTCCCCCCTCTGTCGTCGCGCTGGGCACGTTTTCAAGTTCTCAAAAGAAATCGGCCGTCTGGTTTGCTCCGGCCGGATTCACGCGTGGAGGCCTTAGTGAGGGCTCTGCTGGAATTCCCGTCCTCGGAGTACGCAAGCGTTTAACAGCTAGTGACAGAGACGAATTGTACGATGCTAACATTAACCCAATTGCGTCTTTCCCAGCTGAAGGTGTCGTAATCTTTGGCCAGAAAACCCTGCAGGTAACTCAGTCAGCGTTAGACAGGATTAACGTGCGCCGCCTGCTGATTTATCTTAAGAAGGAGATTTCTAGAATTGCCTCTACAATTTTGTTCGAGCAAAATGTACAGGCAACATGGGATAGCTTTACTAGCCGCGTTAACCCGCTCTTGGAGGATGTTAGGGCAGCTCAGGGATTGATGGATTTTAAAGTTGTTTTAGACAACACAACAACAACAGATGAACTAATCGATAGAAATGTTATGTATGCTAAAATCTATCTCAAGCCAGCCCGGGCGATTGAATTCATCGCCCTAGACTTTATTATTACTAGGTCTGGCGCCTCATTTGATGATTAAAAATATTATACAACACTATTTAAAGGTGTGATCACACAGATTTTTTAGGAGACCAATAAAAATGGCATTTTTTTCAGAAACAAGCTTTCAGGCAAAAAGAAAGTTTCGCTGGACGGTTAATTTCGGAATTACTGGAGGAGATATGGTCTTCATGGCTAAATCAATCAATAAACCGTCCTACACCATGGAAAGCACTCCTCACAGATTTTTAAATCATGAATTTAAATATCCAAATATCGTCAAGTGGGAGGATATTAGTGTTACTTTTGTTGACGCGGTCGACCCAAACACTGGATCTAGGTTCTACAGTCTCTTAAAAAATACAGGTTATACACAACCCGACACTCAGGGTATGGCGTTTACCGGTGGCATCACAAAAGGTCAGTCTGTTGCTGCACTCGGCGAAATTACTATTAGGCAGCTTGATGGTGGCGGTGTTGACGTTATTGATCCCAAAGCTGATAATAACCCGCTAGCTAATGTTAATGTCATCGACGAATGGGTTTTAAAAAATGCTTTTATAAATTCGGTTAAGTTTGGCGAGCTAGCGTACGGCGAAGATGACCTGGTAACTATTGAAGCTGTTATTTCATACGATTGGGCTTACTACTACCTTAAAAATGCGCCCTACGTAATAGACTGATATATTAACAAGAAGAGGTTAAGATGAGAAATAATCAAAAGCGCTTGGGCCCGGGCCCTGAAGCTTCTGATGTTGTTGCGCCGATGGTGGCTAATCCACCGTTGGCCTATGTGGTACCAACAGAATTTGTTGAATTGCCCTCGCGAGGCAGGTTCTACCCAAAGGACCACCCTCTACATAATCAGGATACAATTGAAATTCGCTACATGACGGCGAAAGAAGAAGATATTTTGTCTTCTGCCGTTCTAATTAAGAAAGGGCTAGCTATTGAGCGGTTGCTTCAAAACCTGGTAGTTGATAAAAACATCGATACAAAAAGCATGCTTGCCGGCGATCGCAGCGCGATTATGATAGCCGCTAGAATATCTAGTTACGGCGCCGCCTACGACACGGTGGTTACATGTAATTTTTGTGATGAACAAAGTGATCTTATGTTTGATTTGTCGAACCCTGAGTTAATCGGCGAGTGTTTCAACGAAGCTTATCTAAAAGAGAACAGTGTTGATTATGACGAGGAAGAAGGTACATTCAAGGTCATCCTCCCAAAATCCCAAGTCGCTATTGGCTTGAGGATGTCAACCGGCTATGATGAAGTCAACCCTCTTGAAGAACAGGGTAAGGAAGATAGCTTGGTTACCAATATATTGAATACTTTGGTCGCCTCTGCCGATGGTCATTTTGATCGGTCGGTGATTTCACAATTTATCGACTCTATGCCAGCTGCCGATTCAAGATATATAAGGACTATATACTCTAAATTGGTTCCCAGTGTTAATATAACACAGGATTTTTTCTGCTTGGAATGTGCCTCAAAAGAGGAAAGAGAGGTAGTCCTGTCGGCGGACTTTTTTTGGCCTAAATGATGCATATATGGAGGCCGTTTACGAACAAATCTTTGTCCTCAAGCATCATGGAGGGTGGAGTTTTATAGAAGCCTATAATCTTCCAGTTGGTCTTCGACGTTGGTTTTTGGACAAGTTGAAGGAACAACTTGAAGTATCATAAGGCCTCTTCGACGCTCAAATAGCAGAAGAAGTTCTAGTAAGGACCCCCGATGGGTCCTTAATTTTTTCTGGCATACTATTTATAATGCAGCGCGTTTTAAGATAAGGAGGGTGTTGGCAAGTGAGTAGTATACCTAGGAGCCCCGAAGAAGTTAAAGAACTGGCAGAGGCTATTGAAGCAGCTCGTACGAGCGCCGAAGCGTTGACCGCTGAGCAAGCGCGCATGGTCGAACGAGGCCTGGAGCTTGAAGCTTCTATGGAACGTAACCGTACAGCATACAGTGAACTTCTACGTCAGGAAAGTCGACGTCTTGAGGCAATGAAAAAAACTACCGGCAGCACGGCGACCGAAATCAACGCCCTCGAAGACAAGATCGCCAAGCTTCGGGAAGCTAGAGCATTGCTTAAGCAAATGCATGACGAAGAAAAGTTGCAGCTTAAAGAGGCTGAAGAAGCGAAGTTTAAGGCGCGCAAAAAAGAATTAGAGCGCACCAAAAAATATGTTAAGACGTCTAGCAAAACAGTGAAATCGGCCATGGACAAAGATACCAAGGATCTTATCGGAACAATTCAAGGGGCGGCCGGCAAAGCTGTGGATACTATATCCTCGCTGGTCACCAATGTTAGCCCAATGCTACAGGTTCTTTCTGCTTTTTTCCCCAAATTAACCATAAGAAATCTTTATGAGAACATGGCTAGCGAATTAAAGGGGATGGAAGGCGAGATTAAAGGTGTCGTCAAGCGCACGGGCATATATACAAAAGAATTGGATGATAATATAGCAGCTGCTATGGATCCTGATGGCGCCATTAAAGACCTTAGGGTTAATTTTGCCGGCTTGCGCGAACCAATGAGGGAGCTTGGGTTAGTGTCCAAGGAAACTGCTCCCGCCCAAGAAGCATTATTAAACAACTTTTCCAAGTTTAGGCCAACTTTTGTTGAGGCCAACCGAGCCTTAAGCATTGTTACCGTTAATATGGTTGCCGGCCTAAAAAAGTTAGGTGCCAACGAGGTCACAACAGCTAAACTTTTAGATCAGTTCAACAAGGCCTTGGGCGAAACGCCCGAGCAGGCATTGGACACCACCATGCAAATAACTTCGATGGCCAAGTCTCTCGGCGTTAATCTGGGCCAGGCGTTTAAGGATTTAACGGGCTTAATGCCTACCTTAGCGCAATTTGGATCCCGCGTTGTAGAAGTTTTTGGGAAGATGAAAGCAGCAGCGCTGGCAACGGGGATTGAGGTTAACAAATTAACTCAGTTTTCTATGAAAATGGATAAATGGAAAGGCGCCGCAGAGGCAGTGCAGAGATTTAACGCGGTACTTGGTGAAACCGCGGTCGACGTAGCAGAAGTCTGGCGCGCCGATCCAAATAAAAGAATTGACATATTTGTTAACGCCTTCAAGCGCGCTCGCGGATCGATCCACACTGAAAATCGAAGGTTCATACAAGAATTATCCGAGGCGCTACCTGCAGGCGGTGATACTGAATTTACTAGAAGATTGTTCGGTAGCCAGAAAGAGCTTGGATTAATTAAGAAAAAATTAGATCTTACCTCGATGAGCAACGAAGAGCTGGAAAAAATGGTACTTACTTCTAAAACTTCGATTGAGATGCTCAATAGGGCAATATCGAGACAAGGGATGGGTTTCAAAAGAATTATAGATAAGACTCGCGGCTTCGCTGTCAAGGCTGGTAACCAAATTACTGCGTCGTTCAAGACAATTCATAAGAATGGTAAGTCCGCGCTAGAGTCGTCACTGGGTATCGTCGCCGCGTTTAGGTCTGCGATTGGTCTGGCTGGTAATCTTGGCATTGCTCTAGCTCCTGTTGCAACTAAAATGAAAGCTGCCCTAGGTGGCTCCTTTCTCCTGGGCGGTGGTTTGGACGCTTCCGGTGGCTTAACCGAAGCAGAACTGGAGAAGTTGAAGCCAGCCGAGCGCAAACGTCTTGGGGACCTTATAAAAAAAGCCCGCAGAAAAGCCGCCGCCGCCAAGCCAAAGGCTCCGAAGAAGCCCCCCACGCCAAAGAAGCCGGTGACACCCTCAACGCCGATAACATGTCCCACCGGCTTTAGAAAGAATGCGGACGGCACCTGCTCACCCGTCACCAGCGGCCTACCCGGCAGCACGCCGGGAGACGAGGGCAAGGTTGAAAAGACCGCCATTATCAACATGTACGCGAAAATAGATACAAAGGATATCAAGGCAGATGTATTAAGGGTCATTGGATCAGAATTTCGAATTGAAAGAGGCGGCGCCGCAGTGTTTAGCGCTGCGTAGCGCACTGGATAATTTACAATATTGCAAGTGGAGATTTTAAAATATGGCAAGGTTTTTTCAATATGAAATAGCGGCTCACGCGGGGCAAAGGGACCGGTTTAAAAACTTAGAGTTTAAAAAGGGAAATTTCGAAAACTCTCTTGGCGCCAGGCAGGGCACATTATTAGAGATAATACCTGTGCACGTAAAGAATCCTCCTGTGATAAAGTTTATATCTTTTATTACCGCGCTATCGGATAATTATGCCCCGGAATACTCGCAGCAACAGCCGTTTGGTCGACCCGATCCTTACTATATTTGGAAATCGTCTCGTAGAAGCATTTCTCTTACTTGGTCTATTCCCTCTTCTTCGGAGACGAATGCCTTAGACAATATGAATAATTTGAGCTGGTTCTTGGCTTCACTTTACCCAACTTACAAGGAAGCAGACCAGGCCAATTCAATAGCCGCCTCTCCTTTATTCAGGGTCAGATACGCAAACTTAATTTCATCACCGACACAAGATGGTCAAGGGATCTTATGTACTATTACAGGTGTAACTGTTACTCATGATACTAAGTCTGGCTATATAGCAATTGATCCGGGAGGGTATACTAATTCTGCCGCGGCCGCAAAACAGGCTATAAAGGAAGCCGGCTTTGAAGCCAATATCAAACATGGCACGGTGTTGCAGGTACCCAAAACAATGACTATCAGTTGCACTCTAAATGTTATACATGACCATCCGCTTGGCTGGGATGCTTCCACTGGAGAGTGGAGGGGCCGCCGCTCAGGCCAAAATTACCCATATTCAGTCGGACTTCAACGCGCCCCAGGTGCTGCCGCCGGCACCCCCGGCAAGCCTTTCGTGCCGACACCGGGTGACACAGCTTCAAAAGTAGCTGAAGCCCGCGCATCCGAGCTAAATAGATAACGTGAAAGAAGAGGAGAACTAGGAAATGAGATATCACAAACAAACTATTTTTTATAATAAAAATGAAGCTTATAAGCGCTTTCTAAAGAGCCGCGGCCTAACACAAATTACACAATATGATACTCCTAAGTTTCGGAATCCCACTGCTAATGAAATTATCGATTTAAATACTATAAATCATGTATGGAAACACGGTGACCACTATTATAGGTTGGCGGAGCAATATTATAGTGATGCAACAAAATGGTGGGTTATCGCGCTTTTTAATCAAAAGCCTACAGAGTTCCATATAGATTTTGGCGAAATAATTTTCATACCAACTCCCTTGGAATCTGTCATGTATTATTTGGGTTATTAGGGGTTTTATATGGCTGACACTACAAGCACCCTATCTGTCGGCGCCGTCGACGAGGCCGGCACTGATGAATCAGCAAGTCCCGGCGCGGAAACAGTAGCCATTCGCGAAAAAAAGACCTTCAATGGTACCGAGCGGAATTATACTAATTTAGAGCAACAATTGTTGGTGCAAAATATAGATAAGGTAACCAGTTACCACACTGCCAACAAAGATCTCTTTGCCTACAGGACTTTTAGGCAAATCGACGGAGACAGCTCAAGTTTAATTAACAAATTAAAAGGCCTGCCAGATCTGAGTATTTTTCACAAAATTAAAACATCAACTTTATCATTGTTGCGCCCTAAATTAAGAATTTTTAAGGTACATTACGCGGAGTTTAAACCAGATGCCAACGGTGTTATCTCAGAATCAACCGTGACTCGGCTTCCAGTACCTGTTTATAAGGAGTTTAAATTTTCAGATAATTTTGGAATTGAAACCGCTGCGTCGGTGCAAGATTATTTAAAATACGAAGGCACAAAGCCTTCTTGGCGTAATGTGGGCCTTGAATCTTTTGCAATGCAAATATACGGTGAAAGCCAGGGCGCCCTAGAAGATAACATGTTATGTAAGCTTAAACTGACGTTCAAGAGTTTGAAAGATCTAACTGCCCAGCCACCTGGCGAACCTTCGCCGGAAAATGGTGGATTGCGGTACGCAGATTTAATTATTGCTCCTGGCACCCGCGTCGACGCGGAGACTGAAGTGTATAACCCGAACCACTATCAACTTAAGGTTTTAGTTGGGTACACAGCTCCAACTCGCGAGCAACTAGCCGGCTTAAATTTAACATCATCAGAAATAAGAGAACTGTTAAAAATAGAAAAATATAATGTAATGTATTCTATAGGTTTGTCGGATTATACTTTTGAAATTCAAGACGACGGCCAAGTATCGCTGACCGCGGAATATCGTGGATGGATAGAGTCGAGTTTTGGTAGCAGAACAGCCAACATATTTCAAGATAATTTTGAGATCAATGAACGAGGTGACTACAAGCCTTCGGATTCAGTTGACGCCAATTGGAGTACTGACAAGGTTTATGAGCTAAATCCTAGAATTAATTCAATTCACAAAGGCTTGAATTCCGGCCCGGGCCTCGATTACGATGCAGCCGAGGCTCTGTTTAGGAGACTCGTGGCCAACAATAAAGCTTTTTCCGATGTTTATGTGGAACTCACAAGAAACCATAAAACGGGCGGCTGGGTAAAAACAGCAGACGGGGTAGAACTTAAGGCTTCGGAAAGCGCAGCTGCAGCATTCAAATGGATGAGAAATAAAAAAAATGTCAACAAGATCTTCGCCCGGCTAAGACAGAAGGTTGGGCTCTTTGAAACGAAAATATTTCGAACTTTTACCGATAATTTAATAGAGGGGAACCCATCGGAATCGAACGGAGTGGGCACACGCCTCTTTTGCGCGAAAGTTGATCGGGCCGAGGTGATGAAGGCGCTAGGCATTTTATTTATTAATGATGAGGAAGAAGACGAGTTAAACACTGCCAGTGTTTCAGAGCAAGATATAATAGAGAGCACTACCATGGCTTTAAACATGGACACAACCAGTTTTAAGGTCGGCCGTTGTTCGGATGTGCAGGAGCAATCTATTAAAGTCACTAGTGATACTGCTGAAAGAATACAAAAAACACTGCAGCCCGCGTCTTCTGGGGACGACGTCCCCGACGAGAGTAACGATGTTCAGAATACTTCAATTTTTAATTCGAACCCTGACAATTATAAATTTTACTATATTTACGCGGGGGATGTCATTGAGCTGGCATGCAGGAATGCCGGCTTGGAAGTGCTGCCATTCCAAGCTTATAAAATGACTTCTGCGCCAGCCCCCTTCAAGAAACAGGGTTACAAGACCAACAACAAAGCTGATGTTAGTTATACTTTAGCTGATAAGAGAATTCTTATCGGCCCTCTGGAGTATATAAATGAGAGAGGAAAAATAAAACAAATTAACCTGGCTCAATTTCCTATTTCATTTAATTTTTTTAGAGCCTGGTTTATTAATACAGTGGTGCGCCGCAAATATACACAAATGCCGGTATTAGAATTTTTAAAACGATTTATAGATGAAGTTGTTATCGTGGGCATGGGCGCCGGTATGACAGACTCTATTAAAGCCGATAACTCAATACCATATATGACGCCGCTAACTTTACCGGGCAAGCAGAAATCTGGCACTGTGCGCGCCCACGGCAGAGATGTATCTTTTTTCGAGGAGCTTTTGCCAGTCGAGCCCAGACTTGATACCTCTGGCGCGCTATTTAATTTAAATTATTATAGAAAAATTAACGAGATATCATCGTCAGAAACGATGGTGCGCACTTCTTTTGACTATTTGCTGTTTCATATCGCCGCTCATTCTTCTGATTCTATTAAAAATCGAACAGGCAATCCGGTAGAAGATATGAAAGACGGTATTTACCATTTTAGTATAGGCTCCGATAGGGGAATCTTAAAGAAAGTGACTTTTGAAAAGGTTAATATGCCCGGTCGCCTGGGGCGCCTCGACGCAGAATCGAGGGCGAATAACCGACAATCTCTACTTCAGTTCCCGTTCAACTCGGATGTCACGCTGGTCGGCGCCCCAATATTCAGCCCGGGCATGTATTACTATGTTAATCCGAGCTTGCTAGGTCTTGGGAACCCAAGAGATGCTAGCGCGCTCGCAAGTGACCTAAGTCTTGGCGGATACCATGCTGTTCAAAGGGTGGACTTTTCTATCACGAAAGATCACTATGAAACTACGTTAAGAGCAAAACGGGTTGGCGGCGCCGCCAAAATCAACGGAGGATAAGATATGCCAGCACGCCCAGTAGAAGCGATGTTTAACACTAGAAATAATATGAATAAGCTCATGGAGGGTCAGTTTAATCCGACCACAAAACATTTTGATCTCCATAGGAAACAATTGCTATATGGAAGAATCGATCGCGCCGGCGATGCTGTCTTGATTAACGGGCCCTTGGAGCAGATACACACTGGCCGCGGCATTACAGAGTTCGCGGTTGATTTTGTCTGTGAAGCTTTCAAGGATTTGCAGGCCTTTTACCAACGTCATATTGTCTCGAAACAGGCTGACGCCACCAGTCTTTTCGGGCCGACATTGAGGGTTGCCAAGGCTTGGCGAAGTGGGGATCCCCTCTATGAATATAACGCATATATGTCCAAAATTTACACGACGTTTGTCCAAGATTACCTTAATATTAACCGCCGACACGAGAAGATAAAGAATTTTCATGACTTTACGAAAGAGTTTTTTAATTTTATGCTTGACAACGCGTATTATTTTCCTATAACAAAGACTGGCTTCGTTTTATCATATCACTGCTCTCCGTTCGCTAGCGGTTTAATGATAGAGGTTGCAAAACAAAAACATGGCACCCACAACAATGCGGCTGTGTTTAAATATGCGACCGACCCAAATTATGAGTCCGGTTTGATCATTGAGATGGCAAAAAAATTTGGCTTTATGATGGATATTAACGCACCATGGCGGATGGTTTTTAACATAGCTTCCGGCTACGCATCCATGGCCGCCTCCGGCGCCAATACCGGCGGCCGCAAATATATGGAAGACTTCGGCGTCAGCTTCGAAAATATATTTGATTATTATTATGAAAAAACACATCTACAAGAGATAGAAAATTTGCAAAAAATCATGTATAACAGCTACGAGTCTTTCTATAAGCAATTTAGTACGTACGAAACTCTTAGATATCATGGCACGCCCGGGGAAGACTGTTCGTCATTGACAATTGTCAACGAAAGGAGTGACCGCGAGCCACCGCCGCCTAGCCTAGGCCCATTGGCAGAGACGGATGAATATTTTTTAAAAATGGTCTTGGTGTTACGGTTGGCTGAAACAGAACGCAGCATGAGCACGAAAAATATATCACCCCAAATAAAAAAAATTATTTATCATTATCGTAATTATGGCAAAAACGCCGCTCTGGATTATATTAATGAATTGACTAAGGGCCTAAGTGTTACTAAGTTTAATAGAAGAGGCAAGTATTGGTATGGCGTAACTCTACGAGAGCATGAAAGCAGAAAAGCAATTGCCAAAGAAAAGGCCGCCGATCCTAGCATCGCGAACTATGTTTTAACAGGCACCAAAAATAAGCCGTAGCGAGAGGTTTTTTGTTATTTCAAACACTGGACAATAAAAAAGAGTGTTATGCTATATACTGCGATAAGGACTTTTATTATTATCCTAATAAACTGGACTTGACGCATACGTGGTCGTATACTCCTCATTTTGAGAATAAAAAAATTGAATATGCTAATATTTGGTGCACCGGCGCGAACCTAGACAGCGCATGCCCAGAACATCTTAAAGAAGACTGGTCTAGAATAAATAAAAAGGCAAGAGCTTATCTTACTTCTTTTGATGAGGCTAGGATAAATCTAGACGATATTTGTTTTTACGACGCTGTGCCTAGAAAATTTTTAGTTGAGTATTGTGATTATAAAAACCAGATTACCGACTGGGTCTTCCACCATTACAAAAAACCAAAAAATTATGATTTTTTAAATGAGCTGGTAATTTTCTTACACAAGCTAGGGCGCCAAGAAATGAATTTGCAAACCACAAACCTGGATTTTATTAATCCAAAAGTAAGAAAAAGCTTTGATAAAATTAAGAATTCAAGTAATCGCATTATATACGACCCATGGGTGACCGCAACTGGCCGGCTCACAACAACGCAAAACAGTTTCCCTATCCTAACCCTGAACAAGGAGCTGCGCCACGTTCTAGCTCCCTGCAACAACTTATTCATGGAGCTGGACTACAATTCGGCCGAGCTGCGAACCTTTTTTGGCCTTTCGGGCCAAGATCAGCCGGCCGAGGATATACATGCTTGGATTAACAGTACCATATTCAACAACAAATATACGCGGGAAGAGTGCAAAAAGAAGGTGTTTGCATGGTTGTACAACCCCAAAGCTAAAAATGCAAAATTAAATAAATATTTAGATCGCGATTCGCTGCTCAATAAACTCTATATTGACGGCCATGTGGAAACCCCATATCAAAGAAGGTTGAACGTATGCCACAGCAAAGCGCTGAACTATCTAATCCAGAGCACAACAAGTGATTTATTTTTAACATCTGTCCTGAAGGTTGATAAAATGTTGAAAAACAGAAAATCTTTTATCAGTTTCTGTATACATGACAGCTTGGTAATAGATTTTCACAAAAGTGATCGGTCTTTGGTAAACGAAATATTGAAAATTTTTTCGGCTACAAAATTTGGAGATTTCAAGATCAATTTGAGCATTGGCAATAACTTCGGAAATATGAAAAAAGTACTATGAACATAATTGGTTTGGGAAATGCTGGCAGTGAAATAGCAAAGAATTTCGAAATTTATAGCCAGTATCGGGTATTTTGCATCGATACCGAAAATAACGGGTATCCCACCTTTATAAAGATTGAATATCAAAATTCTCATGAATCCTACGAAAAAAACTACAAAGAATTGAATTTGCCTGGCATCGCCGGCCCCACGACTCTTATCCTGAGCGGCGCCGGTAATATAAGCGGCGCCGCACTGCGGCTGCTAGAGCAACTTAAGGCATGCCCTATAACCGTTATTTACGTAAAATCGGATCCTGGCCAGCTGGCCAGTGAGGCTAGGACAAGAGAGAAAATTACTTTTGGAATTTTACAACAATACGCTAGATCCGCTTTGCTTGAGACCTTATATATTGTCTCTAACAAGGAAATTGAAGAGGTTGTTGATAATCTAACCCTAAAGAACTATTGGCAAGACATAAATAATGTTATTTCTAGCACTTATCATATGTTAAACGTGTATGAAAACACAGAGCCACTTTTAAATACATCTCCGCCTCGTGGAGAATCATCTAGAATTGGCACGTTCGGTGTCGTCGGATATGAAACAAAAGAGGAAAAACTATTCTACAAATTACAATATCCCAGAGTAAAGAAATACATTTATGGCATAAACGACGATCTGACGAATAACGATAAAAATCTTCTCCACGGAATACGAAGCTTCGCAGCTAGCCAAAAAGAAGAAAAAAATGAAGTAGGCTTTTCGATATACACGACGAGTTACGAGTACAACCATATATATGCGATTTATTATGCTTCTTGTATACAAGAACAAATATTAGAATAAGTGTTTTACTTCAAATTTTAAGTTATTATTTTATTAATAACACAGAAGCCAGCCGGGATATTAACTGGCTGTACTATAGCTAAATGCAAAAAGGAGATTTATCATGGCTTTAGATTTAGAGAAAATGAAGGCAAAGCGCGATGCCTTGGAAAACCGCGGAAATGGAAAGAGCGTCTTTTGGCGCCCTGAAGACGGAGAACAAACAATCCGTATTGTTCCGACCCCTGACGGAGATCCATTTAGGGAATACTGGTTTCACTATAACCTAGGAAAGAACCCGGGCTTCCTGAGCCCAAAGAAGAACTTCGGCGAAGACGATCCGTTGAACGATTTTATCCGCCAGCTGTATAAGGATGGATCTGACGAATCTATTAAGATGGCCAAGAACCTTTCGGCGCGCCAACGATTCTTCACGCCTGTCCTCGTACGTGGCGAGGAGGACCAAGGTGTGCGACTATGGGGCTTTGGCAAGACAGCATACAGAGAATTGCTTAATTTGGTTCTCAACCCCGAATATGGCGATATCACCGATACTGATGAGGGTACCGATCTTACGCTTAACTATGGTAAGCCCCCCGGTGCGCAGTTCCCTCAAACTACGATCACGCCCCGTCGAAAGTCGTCGCCTCTATCTGCCTCAGAAGAGCAAATTGGCCAATTGCTGGATCAAATTCCTGATTTTGGAAGTGTTTTCGATCGAAAGACGCCGCAGCAAGTTCAGGCTATGCTAGACGAGTTCCTCCTGGGGGAGGATGACGCCGAAGAAGTATCTTCAGAGTCGACTAAATATAGTGGATCTGGCAAGAGCACGGTTGACAAGGCCTTCGAAGAGCTTTTGGCCTCTTAGTCCTCTACCGCAGGGAGGCCTGGGTTTACAGAGGTCTCAATTTTTCACACACACAGGAGTTTATTATGAGTGAAAATAACAGAAGTGGATATGAAATCCGCGAAGGTTTACTTGGCTTGGCCAAGGATATTTGTGAGCAAAATGCGCATATGCGCTTTGAGCAAACAAAGCAGTGGAGCGAGGTGACGACGGAAGAAGTCATTCGTGAAGCTGAAAAGCTTTATCAATTTGTACAGACGAAGTCCTGATTGATAACCGCAGGGAGGCCTGGGTTTACAGAGGCCTCAACTTTTAAAAAACGAGGATTATAATGGCAAAGAAGGCAAAAAAGCTAGGTCGCCTAAGTATCGGAGAGATGAGGAATCTCATCAATAAGAAAGCCGGCGTCGAGGTAGCTTTCGATCTGACAAAAGAGAATCCCACGCAGGTCAAAGACTGGATCCCCACCGGATCTCGATGGCTAGACAGCGTTATCTGTCGTGGCAAGCTAGCCGGTATCCCAATGGGCAAAATTGTAGAAATCGCCGGCCTCGAAGGCTCCGGTAAATCATACATGGCGGCCCAGATCGCCGCTAACGCTCAGAAGATGGGCGTCGACGTTGTATATTTTGACGCCGAATCGGCAATTGATCCGGATTTTCTGTCTTCCGCGGGATGCGACGTCGACAACCTTCTTTATTTACAGCCTCCTAGCGTCGAATACGTCTTGGAAACTATAGAGGAACTGTTAGGCTCGAACGACAACAAAATGTTATTTATTTGGGACTCTCTCGCACTCACGCCTTCTGTCAGCGATGTGCAGGGAGACTTTAACCCACAATCGTCAATGGCGGTTAAGCCTAGAATTTTAGCTAAGGGCATGTCTAAATTAACTGTGCCAATCGCCGCCTCAAAGTCGACTTTCTTGGTACTGAACCAATTGAAAACCAACATTACCAATAATGTAGCCGAAGCAATGACCACGCCCTATGTAACTCCCGGCGGCAAAGCAATGCACTATGCATATTCTTTACGAATCTGGCTGACAAAGAGAAAGGCAAAGGCTTCTTTCATTATCGATGAAAACGGTTTTCGAGTCGGATCAGAGGTGAAGGCAACACTTAAGAAAAGCAGGTTTGGCACAGAAGGACGCCAATGCACGTTTAAGATTCTTTGGGGCGCCAACGTCGGTATTAAGGATGAAGAGAGCTGGTTTGAAGCCATTAAGGGCTCCGACAGCTTAAAACAGGCCGGCGCATGGTACAGCCTAGTATACAAAAACGGCAAGGAAGAGAAATTCCAAGCTGCCAAGTGGTTAGACAAATTAAAGAACCAAAAATTTAAAGATCGGGTGCTTGAAATAATGGATGAAGACATCATCATGCGCTTTGAAAAGAAGGAAGGGAAGGCGAAAGATTTTTACGATATCGATCAAGAGTCCTAATGTTACTCTTTATGTTCCTCATTGTGGTGTTTATATTAATATCATATGAAAACGAGATTTAAAAATCACACTTCACAAGTCGGCTTTCAAGTCGAGGAATCTAAAAAAGTCAAAAGATACTTTGGATTGGCCAAGAATGTTGCTTTCGGTAGCGATTACGGCAAGATCCGCCACGGCGCCCTCTTAGTGAAGGGCGGCTCGGTAATCAATACTTGTTGCAACAAAGACAAGTTTTGCTCTTTTGGTACACGTTTCCGCGACCCCGCTCGTGGCCACGCAACAATACACGCAGAATTAGGCTGTATACTAGGCGTCGACCGAGCCACAACATCGGGAGCAGACATATACGTCTGCCGTGTTAACAGGAGAGGTGAATTTCGTAACAGCAAGCCATGCGCTATGTGCCATGACGTGCTCAAATATGTTGGCATCAAAAGGGTTTATTACACTACCAGCGAAGGTACTGTTGAAATGTACAAATTATAAACTATTTACTGTACGGAGGCTAGAAGCATGAAAGACAGTATTAAGAAATTAGTGAGAGAGTACCTTTACGAGCAGCTCTACGAAGCGGAGTGTATTCTGAGATCAGATTCAACCAAGAATTTCACAAAAGTTACTGATAATTTACGAGGCGTGTGTGGCATAACCGTTGTTACAATCGCCGGCCCAGCTGAAGCAGTTAGAGGTAGCACTGGCGTTGAAAAATCAAAATTAAAAGTAAAATTTTTTCAGACAGAAGCTAGCATGAAGAAGCAGCTAGCTAGAATGCAACTCGATGCAAAAAAAATTGATGGGATATACTCGTTTATACCTGTTAGATGGAATAAAGTAATTAGTAGAATTTATAGACCAGATGGCCCTACGCCACGCATGGTCGCGGAAGAATGAGGTAAGGATGCATGAAAATAAGAGAATAGTAATTATTGATCAACTAAATCTTTTTTTTCGTAACTACATTGTCAATCCTAGTTTATCGGTTAATGGTAACCCTATTGGGGCGCTAAAGGGATGTTTCCAAAGCATTCAAAAAATCGTAAGAGAATCTAAACCAGATATGATTGTGGTTTGTTGGGATGGGGAGGGAGGTTCGAAGAAAAGAAAGCTTTTAAAGAAAGATTACAAGGCCGGCCGCAAGCCAATCAGGCTAAATCGAGACATCCGTAATATGTCGGAACAGCAGGAAGTCGAAAACAAGATATGGCAGCAGACGCGGCTAATAGACTACTTCAACCAAACGCCGATTGTTCAGTTTATGTTTCCAGGCACCGAGGCAGATGACATTATCGCATATCTGACACAATTAAAAGAACTATCAAGCTGTCAAAAGCTGATAGTATCGAGCGATAAGGATTTCTACCAACTGTTGGATATGGAGACAGTGTTATATAGGCCGGTGCAGAAACAAATCTTGAACCAGAAAGCCATCGTCGATCAGTTTGATATCCATCCAACAAATTTTGCTCTTGCCCGGGCTATGGTTGGTGACAAATCAGATAACATCGATGGTTTAGACGGGGTGGGGCTGAAAACAGTTTCGAAACGTTTTCCATTCCTTAGGAGTCATGAATCGGCAACACTTGAAAATTTATACGATTATTGCACCGAGATGTTATCTGAGTCCAAAGCGAAAGTGTATGAAAAGGTTCTTGAAAATAGAAGTCTGGTCGCAAGAAACTATCAATTGATGCAGCTATACTCACCAATTTTAAATATAGGCGCCAAAAAGACAATTCGTGAAACCATGAGAAACCCAGATTTCTGTTTTAACAAGACCGGTCTAATAAAAATGATGATGCAGGACGGTTTTGGTGAAATCAATTTTCTAGAACTTTTTCAGCATTTCAATAAAATCTCCGTAGACAATCAATAGATCGTAACTAAAATATTATTATTGGAGAATAATATGACTAAAGAGATAGACTTCTCAAGATATGGGAAGCAATTTCAGGAATCTCTTGCACAGATGATCCTGGAGGACAGGCCATTCGCAGACCAAATCGAGGAGGTCATAGATACGCGATTCTTCGAATTGAATTATCTTCGCGTGTTTGTATCAAAAATCTATGAATATCGCAGAAAATATAATGTGCACCCTACAAAGAAGATCCTAGCATCCATATTAAGGACCAACTTAGAAAACTTTAATGATGGGGTACAAAAACAAGTAAGAGATTACTTTGCGCGCATTTGTATTAAAGATGTAGAAGATGGCCAGTATATCAGGGACACGAGTCTAGACTTCTGTAAAAAGCAAAAGCTTAAAGAAGCACTGATGAGAACAGTAGATCTCGTTCAGAGTTCATCTTACGACGAGGTACGCAAGGTTATCGACGACGCCTTAAAATTAGGCACTGATAATAACTTTGGTCATGACTTTCTTAAAGATTTTGAATTAAGATATGAAGTAAAAGCTCGTGATCCGATATCGACCGGCTGGGAAAAGATTGATGCGCTCACAAAAAAAGGCCTAGGCATCGGCGAACTTGGTGTGGTGATCGCTCCTACCGGCGCCGGCAAGTCCATGGTCTTGGCTCACTTAGGGGCCCATGCCATCAAGGCAGGCAGAAATGTTGTACATTATACACTAGAGCTGTCCGAGTCTGTCACCGGCCAAAGATATGACAGCTGTATTAGTAAAATACCGTTGAACTCTCTTTTCCATCAAAAATCGGAGGTGCTAGAGGCAATTAGTGATTTGGGGGGGTCTCTGATCATCAAGGAGTATCCGACTAAAACTGCATCGACTAACACAATACGAACTCACCTGGAAAAACTAAAAAAAAGAAATCACAAAGTTGACATGATTCTAGTAGATTACGCGGATCTGCTCAAGTCGGTAACAAATTTTAAAGAGAAACGTAATGAATTAGAATCTATTTATGAAAACTTGCGAGCAATTGCTCAGGAGTATAAATGCCCTATTTGGACTGCATCTCAGACAAATAGGACAGGCTTAAACGCAGAAGTTGTAACTATGGAATCTATTTCGGAAGCCTTCAATAAATGTTTTGTTGCTGATTTTATTTGCTCTGTTTCTAGGACGATTAGGGATAAAAATGCCAACACGGGACGTCTCTTCATAGCTAAAAATAGGAATGGTCCAGACGGGCTAGTATTTCCTATTTTTATGGATACCAGTAACGTAACGATTAAGGTGTTAGCTAAAGTAGATACCCCTGTTGTATCGCCGGCGATGAAGCCCGGCGACCTGGCCGACGCGTTAAAAGTGAAATATAAGGAATTTAGAAAAGCAAAAATGCAAATGCCGGAGGGGGGATTATAGATGGAGCTGCCAAATAGAATTTTATCAGATATTACAGTTCACATGAAGTACGCCAGATATCTGCCAAATTTAGAAAGACGCGAAACCTGGCAAGAGCTAGTTACTAGAAATCAAAATATGCATATCAAAAAGTATCCCGATTTAAAGGACGAAATAAAAGAAGCATATAGTTACGTCTATGAAAAAAAAGTTTTACCATCTATGCGATCCATGCAATTCGGCGGCAAGCCGATTGAAGTGGCACCTAACCGGATATATAACTGTGCTTATATGCCTATCGATCATATCGCTTCTTTTTCTGAGTGCATGTTTCTCCTTCTCGGCGGCACTGGTGTTGGATTTTCTGTCCAAAGGCATCATGTTGATAAATTACCCGAGATTCAGAAGCCAAATTCGAAAAGAACTCGAAGATTTCTTGTCGGAGATTCGATCGAAGGGTGGTCCGACGCAATAAAAGTTTTAATTCAGTCCTACTTTAAGGGTGGCTCAAAAATAAAATTTGACTTTTCTGATATCCGTCCGAAGGGAAGCAGACTAGTTACAAGTGGAGGCAAGGCTCCCGGCCCTCAGCCGCTGAAAGAATGCCTCCTTAAGATTCAAGGCATCCTTATAGAAAAGGATAATGGAGACAAGCTTGAACCTATCGAAGTACACGACATTATTTGTTATATTGCTGATGCTGTTCTTGCCGGGGGGATTCGCAGGGCTGCTCTTATTTCGCTTTTTTCCGCAGAAGATGAAGAGATGCTTGCCGCAAAGACA